GTGCGTACGGGTCTGGCATGATTGCTTACGCATAGGTTCCTGATACGGGAAGGACGTGGTGGCAGATGGCTGGTCGAGGCCCGGCACCGAAGAAGGACGCGATTCGGCGGAATAAGCGCCCGGAGATGACTCAGCTTGTGGCTGGGGATGAGCTCGGCGGGTTTCCGTTGCCGAAGAACGCGCTTCCGTTCCTGAACGAGGAGGAGGCTGCGAAGGGTGCTCGCGGTAAGCGTGAGCAGTGGCATCCGATGACGCGGGATTGGTGGGAGGCGTGGCGCCGTTCCCCGCAAGCGTCGCGGATGCTGTCGGAGCCGGACTGGTATTTCTTGCTCGATACGGCGCTGATTCACCACAACATGTGGAAGAACGGCCGCTGGGAGTTCGCTTCGGAGGTGCGTTTGCGCGCGGCGAAGTTCGGGGCGACCCCGGAGGATCGCATGCGTTTGCGCGCGGAGATTGTGGCGCCGGAGAAGTACGCGCCGGGGGAGTCGGAGTTCCCGGAGGGCGCGACGGTCACGGATATGCGGTCGCGCAAGGCGCGCCTCATGGGTGAGTAGTGGCGCGCACGCTGATTCACGCGCCTGGGCTGCTGTTTGGGCGCTCGCTGGGCTGGCTGGCGGTTTGGTGGATCGAGAATTTCGTGCTGGTTGGCGGGTCGGGTTCGGCCCGGAATGACCTTGTGCGGTTCGGGGATGAGCTGACGGGGTTCATTGTGCGCTGTTACGCGCTCGATGAGGGCGGGTACCGGCTGCACGATTCGGCGTTTTTCTCGCGGCCGAAGGGCTGTAATAAGTCGGGTCTGGCTGCGTATATCGCGTTGTTCGAGGCGTTCGGCCCTGCCCGGTTCGTTGGCTGGGCTGAGGGTGGGGAGACGTACACGTTCCTTGGGCGTACGTACACGTACGAGAAGGGCGAGCCGATGGGTGGCGGCGTGGAGAAGCCGCTTGTGCGCCTCATGGCGACGGAGGAGGGGCAGGTCGGGAACGTCTACGACACGGTTCATCAGAACACCACAGAAGGCCCGCTCGCGGATTTGAAGGCGTACGGCATGGATGCCGGACTCACCCGCATCCTCCTGCCGGAGGGCGGGAAGATCATCCCGTCGACCGCGGGGGACGCTTCAAAGGATGGCGGGCTGGAGACTTTTACGGTAGCCGATGAAAGTCACCTTATGACGACTCCGACGCTGCGGAACATGTACGCGACGGTCTCGCGGAACATGGCGAAGAACGTTCAGGGGCATCAACAGAAGTGGATGCTGGAGACGACGACGATGTACGCGCTCGGGGACGGGTCGATCGCGGAGGACACGTTCGAGGCTGCGCGCTTGATTCAGGAGGGGAAGACTCGCCGTTCCCGGCTCTTGTTCGATCACCGCTATGCGCGGTTGACGGATGCGGAGATGCGGGATTCGTCGGATGAGGGTGAGGCGCGTATCCGTGAGGCGCTGATCGAGTCCTACGGGGACGCGATGGAGTGGAACGATGTGGACGCGATCCTGAATCAGATTTTCGACCCGCGCTCGGATGTGGGCGCGTCGCGGCGGTTCTTTTTCAACGACATTGGTAAGCCGCGCGAGGGCTGGCTGGAGCCGGCGTTCATTGAGCGGTGCGCGGGCTCGGGTGAGCTCCAGCCGGGGGATCAGATCACGCTCGGCTTCGACGGGGCTGTGTCGAACGATGCGACCGCGCTCATGGCTGTGCGGGTGTCGGATGGTCTGCTTGTGCCGTTGCGGATCGACGAATGCCCGGATGGGCCGGAGGCGTTGACGTGGACGGTGGATCAGCGCGCGTTCGATGAGGAGGTGCGGGGCGCGTTCGAGGACTACGACGTGGTCGCGTTCTTCGCCGATCCCCCGTATTGGCAGGATTACGTGGATGCGTGGGAGCGTGACCTCGGCGATGGGCTGCGGTTGAAGGCCGGCAAGGATGCGGTGAAGTTCTGGACGAAGCACGATTCGTATATCGCTCCTGCTGTGGAACGTTTGGAGACTGATATACGCTTGGAGCGTGTGATTTTTTCCGACCGCCGAGACGAACGGGGCGAGGTTGTGCCGATTGATCTACAGTTGCGCCGCCATTTCCTGAATGCTCGGTCGTGGGAGCGCCGTTCTGGCCGCTCGATCGGTAAGGAGTCGAAGAACTCGCCGAAGAAGATTGACGCCGCGATGGCGAGCGTGCTCGCTTGGGAAGCGCGGGCTCGGTTCTTGGCTGGCGCCGCCGAGTCGTCGCGGAAGCGGTCACGGTTCGTTCCGATGTACGTTCGGGGATAGGTGACGTTTTATGGCTTTCGACGATTCTCAGCCGGGTTCTGACGAGTGGCTGCTCATGAAGCTCATCACCGAGCTTGGTGAGGGCCTGCCGCGCATTCATCGTCTGCGCCGGTACCGTGACGGTGCCGCGATGCTTCCTGTGGAGGGCATGGACGCTTCCCAGCAGGAGGCGTATATCCGCTTCGCGCGCATGAGCCGCCTGCACATGGTCGAGTTGCTGCGGGACGCGCGCACGTCGCGGCAGCGCGTTGTCGGGTTCCGCACCGCGGATGACGGCGACATTGACGGTGATGCTCGCGCCTACGACTTGTGGCGCGCGTCGCACATGCCGTCGCGCCAGTCGGGCCTGTTCAACGACGTAGCGGACTTCGGGCGGGCGTACATCATCGTTGACTGGCCGGAACCGGGCCAGTTCCCCGTTTTCCGTACCGCGAATGGGGGCACGGTCGCGGTGCGTGAGGATCGCCGCCGCCCGTGGCTCGCGGATGCCGCGGTCGAGGTGGGCTACGAGGAGGAGAGCGGCTACGACATCGTCCGGTTCTGGCGCCGCGACGAGGACGGCCGCGTTCGGGTTCGTGTTGCGCAGATGCAGGTGGGTGAGCGCTCCACCATCCCGACCGACTTGGAGGGCATGGGTGGATGGCGACCCCGCACCGAGTGGGAGTGGCGCTCGTTCGATGGGCAGACGGAGATTGTGACCGGCTGGTCGGAGGTGCCTGTCGTGCCCGTTTCTACCCCGTCCGGGTTCGGCGTGTGGGAGCGGCACATCGACACGATCGACCGCATCAACTACACGACGCTCCAGCTCATGCAGATGGAGGTCACGCAGGCGTTCCGGCAGGCGGCTATCTCCGCTGACCTGCCTGAGGTGTACCCGGATGACGACCCGTTCGGGCGCGCGGGTCAGGCTGTTCGGTATTCGGAGATTTTCAAGCTCGGCCCCGCGGCGTTGTGGCGGCTCCCGGAGGGTGGTCGTCTGCACGAGTTCTCGCCGGTCGACCCGCGCCCGATCAAGGAGATTCGCGACGACGACATCAAGAAGCTCGCCGCGTTCTCCGCGACCCCGTACTACATGCTGTCGTCCGATTCGGCGAATAACTCGGCGGAGGGCGCGTCGCTCGCCGCGGACATGCTGAACTCGAACGTGTCCGACATGAACGCGACCGCGGAGATTGGGCTCGCGTACGCGCAGGCGCTCGCGTTCGAGTCGGTTGGTGACCGGGTGCGGTCGGACGTGACCCGCATCGAGTGCATTTGGGCGCCGTTGAAGCGCCCCTCGTTGCAGGAGATGGGTTCGGCGGCGGCTCAGGCGCGTCAGGGCGGCGCGACTCAGCGTTGGGTGGATGAGCACGTGTTCCAGATGACCCCGTCTGAGCGTATCCGCGCCCGGAATGAGCGCGAGGAGGAAGCGTTCGCGCTCGGCGCGTTGGAGGTGACTAGTGGCGACGCTGTCTGACGTTGACCGTCTCGCGCGCGACTCGATTGCCGCTGAACGCCGGCAGCGGTCGCTTCTGGTTCGTTTGATTCTCGCGCTCCTCGGGGTGTGGGGTCAGGCGGATGTGCATAAGGGCCAGTCGGCGGCGGCCGCGGCGGCGCGGTCGGTGATTCTCGTGGCGGCGGCTCAGCGGCAGGCGCGCATGATGGAGCAGGCGGCGCAGTCTCGGTTCTTGGACATTGCCGGCGGCTCGTTGAGCGCGTATCCGGTGTCGGTGGACTACCCGCGGTACGGGGTCGACCCGTTCACGGTCTGGGATCGCGTGAGCACGGCGGCGCGTGTTGCTGAGGCTCAGGGCGGCGGCGATCAGGTGAAGATCGCGCGCGACATGGCGACGAAGGCGGGAGCGATCGAGCTCATCGAGCATGACCATGACGGGCTCGTGGGCGAGGTCGCGAAACTGGCGCGTGAGGATGTCGCGCTCGCGAAGCGTGATGAGGCGCGCCGAGCGCGGCGACGCGCGGGTGTCACCTACTACCGGCGTGTGCTGCACCCGGAGCTGTCTCGGACGGGCCCGTGCGGTCTTTGCTTCGTGGCCGCTACGCAGGTGTATAAGGCGCATAACCTCCAGCCGTTGCACGATCGTTGCGTTTGCACGGAAGCCCCCATCGTGGGCGACATTGGCGGGAAGGGCGACCCGGGCATTCGCTTGAATCAGCGTGACTTCCGTGAGGTGCTGGACGCGGTGTACGGCACGGAGGTGACGTTGCGCCCGGATGGGGGCGCCGCGGTCAAGGAGGTTGCCGGCACTGACTCGTTCCTCCTGTCGAAGGTGCGCGTGATGGAGGTGCTGCACTCCGAGCGCGGGCCCGTTCTCACGTCCGGGTCGCAGGTGCCGGACTGGGCGCGCAAGGGCGACCTGCCCGAGGGCTCGACGTGGAAGGAAGTGCAGAAGATCGCACGGGAACGCGCGCGCATGGGCGGTTCCGCGAAAGACGTGCAGGCGTTTGTAGACTTGGGATCGACCGCGGCCGTCTTGGCGCGGGCCAGCGATAAGGGGAGCGAGTAAATGGGCACCATTGGAGAGAACGCGACCGTGAACGGCGAGCCGATTGATCCGGCCGTCTTGACGGGAGCCACTGAATCCGTCGCGAGTACCGCGCCGGAACCGGACGACGACACGGATGTCGCGCCGGACGACCGACAGATGGGGCCGAACGGTTTCCCTCTCGAAACGTCGATCAATGACATGACAATTGAAGAGCAGGCCGCGTACCATAAGTACCACAAGCGAAAGGCGGAATCCCGGATGAAGCAGTTGCAGCAGCAGCTTGATGCCGCGGAGGCCGTTTCGGCTGATAAGATCGAGCAGGCCCAGTCGGAAGCGCGCGAGGCGGGACTGGCGGAGGGCTTGCAGGTCGCGGCGGGCATGGAGTTGCAGCGCCGCGGCGGCTGGACGGATGAGCAGTTCGAGCGACTTCGCCCCGGCCTGAACCTTTCAGCGTTCGTGAGCAACGGCAAGGTAGATGCTGAGCTCGTGGATGCATTCTTCGACACGCGCGCGGGCGCTCCCGTGAACGCGATGCGTGCGTTCAACGCCGCTGGCGGCGACATCCCGAAGGGCGGTTCTGCCGGGAACGTCGCGGACGCGAAGCAGGCGGAGAAAGACCGACTGATGGGCCGGAAGGAAACGAACTAATGGCTATCAACTACCAGTTCCAGTCTGAGGGCGGCTCGCGCGTCGATGAGCGCTGGCGCCGCACCCGAGGAGACAATGGCGAGAACATCGAGGGAGAGATTCAGCTCGCGCTTTGGCCGGGAGTCGCGGAAGCGTTTGGTGGCGTGATCCCTTCGGGCGTCGCGCTTACTAAGAACAACGATGGGTACTACGTGCTGTGGGCGAAGGGTGACACGCTTGCCGGGTTCATCTCCGACATCCCCGGTGTGTCGGTTAAGCCTGGCATGAGCGGCGCGGTGCAGATTTCGGTCAGCATCCGCGAAACGATCGTTCCTGCCTACCTCCCGGTCGCGGAGCAGCGGGTTATCGACTCGAAGACCCCCACCACCGGCGACTTCGTTTTCATCAAGTAAGGGGCTTGAAACATGACGTACATCTCTGACTACCGCACCGCTGCCGAACTCACCGGTATCGCCCGCGCCGCGTTCGAGGTGGCTTTCCAGGCCGACCCGCTCGCTGCGTACTTCCCGGCCGTCGAGGCGAACTCGCGAGTGTTCTCGCTCGACCAGGTTGCCGGCATCGCGAACGCGACGGCTACGCGCCTCGTCGGCTACAACACGACCGCTCCGCGTGGCGTTGAGGGCCCTGCCGCTCAGCGCATCACGGGTCGCGTCGTGAAGACTGCCGAGTCGCGTCACGCCGACGAGATGAGCCTCGTTTCCACTCCGAGCCCGTCGGAGATCGCCGCGTGGCAGGAGACTCAGGCCCGCGCGCTGGGCGCGTCGATCGCGAACCGTCTGCGCATCATGGTGAGTGAACTGCTCACTACGGGATCGCTGGACATCAGCGAGACCGGCGTTGAGCAGGTTCTCAATTTCAACGTCCCGGCCGCGAACACCGTCACCCTCACGGGTGGTCAGCGTTGGACTCAGGCCGGCGCGAACCCGGTCGAGAACGTCCGCCAGTGGCGTGACCTCACCGGTGGCGCGGGTCAGATGTTCGTGTCGTCCGCGACGCTCGCGAGCCTCGCGCGTAACGGCGCCATCATCCAGGCCGCGCTGCGCCGCGGCACTGACCTGCCCACGTCGGTTTCGGCCGCGGATGTCCTCTCGGTGTTCGCCGAGGACAACGTGAAGGTGAACGTGCTCGACTCGCGCACGAACACCGTCGTTGATTACTCGGGCGTTGTGCGCTCGCTGATCCCCGAGAACACCATCCTCATCCTGCCCGACGCGGCGGCGATGCTCGGTGGCCCGTCCTCGATCGGCTACACCCACCTCGCTCCGACCCTGGAGTCGGAGAACCCGAAGTACGGCATCTCGGCCGGGGAGCGTCCTGGCGTGTTCTGCGCCGGCGCGCACCACGAAGACCCTGAGGGCTACGCGGTTCGCGCGGTGGGCGAGCTCATCCCGCTGTTGAAGGCGCCCGCGGCGCTCGTGACGGCGAAGGTCGCCTAACCCGAAACGGATCATGGAGGGCGCGTGTCTATTGCAGGCGCGCGCCCTCTCCCGTATCGAAAGGAGCCCGCATGGATGGGTACCCGCAGATGACGTTCGATGATGTGGCTGAGCGGTTCCTTGGCGAGAACGTTGGTGAGCTCGGCGACCCGGACAAGGTGAACGTGCTCATTGGTGACATCATCGACCAGATTGATTCCCGTTGGGGTGTGGCCGTGAAGCGCCGCCTCCAAACGAAGCAGTTGTCCGAGCGTGGGTTCAAGCGCGTCGTGTCGAACGTCGCGTTGCGTGTGCTCCGTAACCCGGATGGCATCTATCGGGAACAGCTCGGCACGTACCAGTACCAGATGAGCCAGAAGGTCGCGTCCGGGTATGTCGCGTTCTTGCCGGAGGAGATTGAAGCGCTCGTGGGTGGCCGCGGCGTGACGTTCGGCACGGTGGACATGCAGGTCGTGAACATGACGGGGAGGGCTGTGCTGTGACGTTGCTTCGGAACCTTCCGCATGTCGTGTACGTGCAGAACTACAAGCGTGTCCGTGATGAGTTCGGGGCGTCACAGTTGGTGCCGGATGGCGATGTCATCCCGGTGCCGGCGTTCGTTGATGATGCCCGCTCGTGGTCGGATGCGGAGGAGTACCTGGAGCGGGGCCTCCAGTTGAAGAACCTCCGCGTCGTGTACGCCCGCCATTGGCCGGGGGATGTGAACGCTCGCGTATTCTTCGACGGGTGGGAGTTCGTGACGGAGGGTGAGGTTGCGAAGTCGTCGCACGCACCAAAGGGCCGCCCGCCGCACCGGTTCGAGCGCGTCCGGCACGCGCGCGTCACCCTGTACCGGTTCGGGCGTGACGAAAAGGGCATCTCGACGGGAGGCCAGTAATGGCGAAGATCACGATGAAGGAGCACGAGCTCAATGGCCTCGTGTCCGAGATGATTGCCGAGTCGGCGGAGTTCAAGCGGCTGGCGGTGCGTGTGCACGCCGCCGCGAAGTCGGAAGCGGCGAAGCACGCCGATACTCAGGCGTATATGCGTTCGATCCGCTTGGAGTACACGAAGAAACGCATGCGGTCGAGCAAGACATCACGGATGCGCCGGAACAAGCAGGTGTACGACTTTTGGGTGTACTCGGATGACCCGGGTGCCATGTCGATCGAGTACGGTGCGGTGACGATGACCCGTAACGGGAAGACGTGGCAGGCGATCCGTAAGCCGCAGCGAGTGATGAACAAGGCGCTCCGACGGGTGGCGAGCTGATGGCGCGCTTCGGGGACAGTCTGCCGGCGCTCGACATGCTCGTGTACCGGGCTCTGCGTGATGGGCTGCCGGAGCGGGTCACGGTGGCGCGTGACCTGGAGGAGAACTCGGCCGACGACTTGCCGTTCGTGATGTTCGAGGTTACCGCTGTGGGAGCGCCGGAGAACATGAAGGGCGTGTGGCCTTGCGAGGTCACGATTTGGGTGTTCGCGCTGACCGATAGGGACGCGTTCGAGCTCGCTAACGAGGTGTACCGCGTCGCGCAGACGTGGCGCCAGACAACGCACGTTCTCGGGCATGGAGGTATTCGTTTCCGGGGTGTGTCGGTTCCGTTCGTCGCGTCTGCCGGCGCGTCGACGGTGATGATTGGTAAGCCGGTGCAGCAGTGGGTCGGTGGTTTCGACTTGCTTGCGCTGGAAGAACCGTTTTTCGAGTGACGTTCGCGCTCGCGCGCGGCATAATAGACACGACCGCCGTATAGCACGGCTACCTGAGAGGAAGATCAATGGCCGCTAACGATTCCGCTTTGATCGTGCCGGGACACGGCACCGTCTTCTACGCTCCCCGCGGCGTTGCGCTCCCCGCCGACCCGCTGGACGCGTTCAAGCTCAACACCGATGCCCCCGCTGGGTGGACTGACCTTGGGCACACGTCGAAGGAAAACGCCGTCGAGCTCTCGAAGGACGGGGGCGACAAGTCCCAGCTCGACACGTGGTACGCGGACGCTGTGCGCGTCGTGTACGCCGCCGAGCAGTGGAGCATGACCGTCAACGCGCTCCAGATGACGAAGGAAACGCTCGACCTCGCGTTCCGTGGTGAGCACGACCCGGTTAAGGGCCGCTACATCATCCCGGCCGCGACGCGCGCGACGGAGGGCCAGATCGTTGTGCTCATGCAGGACACGACCGGCTCCATGCTCATCTACGCGCCGAACACGCAGACGACCCTCGGCGACGCGCCGAGCATCAACCCGGAGAACTTCTTCGAGGTGCCGCTGTCGATCTCGATTCTGTCCGACCCGAACGTCACGGCGGACGGCCTCGCGGCGCGCCTGGAGTTCTACGGCGGCTGGCTGCGCACGAGCGCTCCCGCGACCAACGACTAACCCTCACCCCGGATAAAGGAGACAGGAAATGGCGGCGAAGGCCGGTACGGTCAAGAAGACGGCGGACGCGGTTCTCGACGAGGCTAAGTTGGAGGCCGAGTGGGATCGCATCGTGGAGGAGATTCCCGAGCTCATCGCTCCGCTGGCTCTGCCTGACCACGTGCAGTACGACATCATCGGGTCGATTGCTGCGCTGGAGTCGCTGGCTGAGGGCGCGGAAGCGTCGATTGAGGAGAACACGGCGCTCATGAAGCGCATCGCGGAGTTCGCACCGGAGTTCTTCGTCAGCCGGGATGAGTTCGAGGCGTGGCGCGTGTCGGTGCCGCTGTCGAAGCGCACCCCGACGTACGTGACGCTGTACCTGCACTACGCCCGCGCGTTGGGGGAATCCGGCGAGTAGCGGGCTATGTAGCCGAGTATGGCGACGCGGTGGAGGCGGACTTGGCACAGTTCGCGGGCATCCGACTTGGGGATGTCTGGACTGGCCGAGTCTGCCCCCGCCACGCTCGCGTCTGTATCGAGCAGCAGTTCCGGAATCCGCAGGCGCGACTGTTCGATGCGGCGCTTGGCGGGGATGGCCGCCTGGTTGGGTTCACGGAAACAAGTCGCGCGACGATCGCTGTGTACGACGCGCTGAGAGCCCTCATCAACGGGCTGGGTGGTAAAGCACCCGAGTATGACCTGCCGGTACGGCAGACGGGGCCGAGGCTCCTCGTGAACACGATTGCCGAGTTCACACCCGAAGTCCTTTTCAGAGCGATCGGAGAGTAGCGATGGCTGGAGTTCACGTTGTAGGCGCGGTTGGCATTAAGGGCCAGCCGGTTCTTGACGACTTCCTCCGCGACTTGAAGCGTGAACTGAAAGAGGTTGAACGGAAGGCGCCGCCTGTCGAGGTCGACGCGAAGCTGCGCGGCGAGGCCTTGAAGCGCGAGGTCAAGGAGGAGGCCCGCAAGGCGTCCGGCGAGGAAGTCGAGGTCGACGTTCTCGCGCGGGTGCGGAAAGAGTCGTGGGCTGACGCGAAGAAGCAGATTCAGGCGTTGAAGCGTCAGGCGCGCGAGATTAAGGATGCGTTCGCTGAGATTCAGTTCCAGGGGCTCGCTGGGGGCGGCGATTGGGACATCGAGAAGCAGATGAACGGCATGCGCCGTTCCCTGGAGAAACTGTCGCAGGTCGATGAGATTGATTGGGACATTGAACCGGTCGTCGACGCGGGGGCGATGAGTCGTGTGCGGCACACATTGTCGCGGCTCCAGCGTGAGGTGATTGAGCCCGCGGTTCGCCCGATCATTGGTGAGGCGGGCATTGCGCGCGTGAAGGCGCAGTTGCGGGCGATCAGCGACGACGTGCAGGTGCAGTTTGAGGCGGTCGTGCCGCGGCGCCAGTTGATCGCGACGGCAGCGATGCTGCGCACGTACGCGCGCACGCTACGCCCGACGATCCATTTCGGTGTTGCGGTGTCGAAGGCGTCGATGGCCGCGGCGATGGCGTCGGTGCGCGGGATGGCCCGGTTGATGGAGCCGGTGCTGCGGCGTGTGGCGAAGATCACGATTCCGGTGGTGCTGGAGGTGTCGAAGGCGTCGCTCGCGAAGGTGTGGATGACGTTGAAGGCGCTGTCTGGGTACACGGCGTACGTGAGGGTTGCGACGGATACGGGCCGCATGGTGACCGAGTTCGACAGGCTCGCGAAGGCCGTGTCGTCGATTGGCACGATCGGTGGCGGGGTCGCGCTGTTCGGGACGGGCGCGGCTGGCACGGTCGCGGTGATGGCGAAGCAGATGAGCTCGCTCCTGTCGATTGGTGCGTTGCTGCCGTCAATGTTCGCCTCGGCGGGCATTTCGGTTGGGGTGCTCGTGGCCGCGTTCAAGGACGCGGGGACGGTGCTTGGCGATTTGAAGCCGATGTTCTCCGAGCTCCAGCAGGTGATTTCGGGCTCGTTCTGGGCGGAGGCGGCGCAGCCGATCCGTGACCTCGCGACGACGTGGATGCCGGCGTTGCAGGCTGGTTTCGAGCGCGTTGCGGGCGCGATGGGCGGGTTCACGCGCGCGTTCGCTGACGGGTTGCGGGCGGCGATCAGCACGGAGGACTTGGAGTTCATGTTCTCCATGCTGGAGGGGTTCTTCGTGAACGCTGAGGGCATGGCGGGGAATCTCGCTTCGATCATTGGCACCCTCGGCACGTACGGGTCGCAGTACCTCCCGCAGATCGGGCAGTGGCTCACGGACATCACCGGCATGTTCGATGAATGGCTGGCGCGCGTCGCGAGCGATGGCACGCTCGACAAGTGGGTGTCCGACGCGATTCAGTTCCTCACCGACCTGGGCACGACCGTTTGGGGTCTCGGCACGATCGTGACGACCGTTGGGGGGATCGCTGAGCAGGCCGGGTTCCGTGGCATGGGCGGGATCGCGGCCGCGGTGTCGGGCGCGGCGGAGGTCATCAAGCGGGAGGACATTCAGGGTCTCCTCCTCGGCATTTCCGAGGGCGCTCGCGCTGGCTTGGATCAGGTCGGGGAGGGGTTCAAGGAGCTCGGCGAGGGGTTCAAGTGGGTCGCGCCCGCTATCGGCACGGTTCTGGATGAGGTCGGCGGGATCATTGGGGAGTTCCTTGGCGGCATCGGAGACATGATTTCCGACCCGCAGTTCGGCGGCGGCTTGGAGGCGTTGTTCGAGGGTCTGGGTCGGGCGGCGGAGGGGCTGCGGCCGGTGTTTCAGGAGCTTGGCCCGCTGTTCGGTGCGCTGTTCGCGAGCGTGGGCCAGTTCGGCGGCGCGCTCGGTGAGGCGTTCGGGGTGCTCGCGAGCCTCGGCCCGGTGCTGACGGATGTGATGGCGGCGCTCGGGCCGATCGCGGAAGTGCTCGTGAATGAGCTCGCGGATGTGCTTGCCGTGATCTTGCCGCCGATTTACGACTCGATTGAGCAGGCGTTGCCTATCGTCGTCGGCCTTGTGGAGCAGTTGGCGCCGGTCGTTGGTGAGCTGTTGAAGGCGCTCGGGCCGATATGGCAAGAGGTGATGCCGCCGCTTCTTGACGCGATTGACGCGCTCATTGACGGGCTTATGCCGATTATTCAAGCGATCATGCCGCACCTGGTGCAGCTCATTGTGTCCTTCGCCCAGGTTCTGGGGCCGCTGTTTGGGGTGATCGCGGATTTGATTCGGCTCATCTCCCCGTTCTGGACGACGTGGTTGCCCGTGTTGAACACGTTGCTCGACCTGCTCTCGGTGATGCTGGTTTCGCTCGTGAAGCCGCTGAATGGGGTGCGGGAGGGCATTCAGAACGTAACCAAGTTCATGCAGCCGTTTCTCAATGAGTTCCAAAGGATACTCGGAACCGGCGGGCCGTTCGAGGAGTGGATGAACGGGATCATCGACGGGTTCATGCGTATGGCACGTGAGGGAATGGGTCTCATTGACGTGTTCTTCCGAATCGGTCGGGACTTGGTTCAGGGACTCGTGAACGGTATTTCGGGCAGCATCTGGCAGGTGACGGATGTGCTGTTCAACGGCATCAACAACGCGGTCAGGAACGTGAAGGGTTTCCTCGGTATTCGTTCACCGTCGCGCCTGTTCATGTATCTCGGTGACATGACATCGGAAGGTTTCGTTGTCGGTTTCGAGCGGAACACGGCCGCGATTGACGCGGCCATGCTCGACGCGGTGACCCCGCCGGCGGTTGGGCGGCTCCAGATGCCGAACGCGTTCTCCCTCCCGGGCGTGCAGGCGGGCGCGGGCGCTCAGGTGCATAACGACATTGACTTGCACATGGAACGGGAAGATCCGGGGCTCGCTATCCGCCGCCTTGGTGCGGAGTTGTCGCGCGCGATCCCGGTGATGTAGGAGGGTGCATGTTTCGAGTGACGATTGACGACTTGACGTGGCTTGACCGTTCCCCGCTCGCCGTTTCCTCGGCGGGCGTGGAGGGGTGGTGGTCGACTCCTCCGCGGCGTTCGCAGCCGACGGAGAAGGTGTGGGATCACGGAGCGTGGGCGTCGCGCGGGAATTTCCATTCGCCGCGGCTCGTGGTGATTAATTCGGTGTCGATGTATAAGACCCCGGATGAGCACTACCGGCTGTGGGAGGCGCTGAATGGGCTCGCTGGGGAGCCGCGGAAGCTCACGATCGAGAACACGGTCGATAAGTCCCGGTCGGCGTTCGCGTACGGATACGTGGAGACGGACATGCCGGCGACGCGCGCTCGGGAAGTGAATGAGTTCCGGGTGCTCGTGACCTGCCATGACCCGTTGAAGTACGCCGTGAACGCGGAAACCGCGAAGCTCACGCAGCAGCAGTCGGTGACGTTCTTTAACCGCGGGAACGTGCCCGTGTACCCGATTTTCACGGTGCGCGCGTCGCAGAGCGTCGAGGGCGGGTTCCGCATCAACACGTCGGATGGGCAGGAGCCGTTTCGCTGGCAGGGCGAGTTCAACCAGGTCGCGCCGGTCATGGTTGACGGGAAGAAAAAGCTCGTGACCCGTGGCGGGCTGAACGAAACGTACCGGGTGACGCAGCGCGGCTGGCCGTATGTGCCGCCGAACCGGAAGCGCACGTTCACGTTCACCCCGGCTTCGGCGGTCGCGAACGATAAGGTGTGGGTGGATGTTTCGTTCCGCCCCGCCTGGCTGTAGGAGGCCCCATGTGGACGCTTGAACTGTTCCGCGTGGTGGACGGGCAGCGCCTCGGCGAACTCCCGCTCGTAGATTTCTCGTGGCAGCGCTCCGTCCGTAACGGCTCCATGTCGGGCCCGCCCCGCGACGTGGGCGAGTCGAGCATGGGCGGCTTGAAGTTCCCGGTGATGGCGCTCGCGGAGAATGGCTGGTTCAACGTGGAGGAGCCGAACTGGCAGGTGCGCCTCCGCTCGATGTTCATGCCCCGCAAGCACGGCATCATGGCGTTGTGGAACGGCCTGCCTATCGTCGGTGGCCCGATTGGGCATCAGGTGCGGTTCGAGTGGGATCACGTCGAGCTCGTGGTTGACGGCATCGAAGACATTCTCGCGCAGCGGTTCCTCGTGTCGGAGAACCCTCCCCGCGGGTATTCGCGGTCGCAGATCACGTACGCGGGTATGAGCCTCGGCACGATCGCGAAGCGCGTGCTCGGGTTCGCGCTCGGCAAGCCTGGCGGGTCGTTGCCGATCACGTTCGACCCGGACGTGAAGGGGGGCCACCGCCGCACGTATCAGGGGTTCAACGTCGCGAACCTCGGCATCATGGAGCTCGTGCAGGGCATCTCGAACGTGCAGAACGGGCCCGACGTGGTGCTCCGCCCGTATGTGCGGGATGGGGCCCGATTCGCGTGGCGCATGGAGACGGGAACCGACACCGACCCGTACATTCACACGCCGCTCGTGCATGACTTCGAGATTGGCGCGGAACACGTCGTGGATTTCTCCGCGGTCATGTCCACCGAGTACGTCGCGCACCGCGTGTACGGTGTCGGCGCGGGACAGGACGTGAACACGATGGTGATGCGCGCTGGGGGGGATGTCCCGCCCGGCTGGCCGTTGATCGAGTCGGTGTTCAGCGATTCCGCGTTGAAGTCGAATCGGCGCCTCGCGGATGAATGCTCGGCCCGCATCAATCCGTACCCGGTGTTGGGCGCGTCGATGACGGTGCGCGCGGACGTGAACCCGGGCCTCGGCCGCATCTGGCCGGGCGATAAGGCTCAGGTGACGGTGACCCGGCACACGGCACTCCCGGCGGCGACGTACGACATGCGTATCCTTTCTATGTCGGGTGATGCCGGCGAGATTGTGAAGCTTGATTTCGACCCCGTCCTGTTGGAGGTCACCTAATGGTGAAGAAGATGCCGTTGCAGCGTTCGGTCGCGGATTTCTTGAAGGGGAACCGCGACCTTGCGTTTCAGGGCGTTGGTCGCACGATCACGTCGCTCATGGTGCAGCAGGACGAGCTCGCCCCGGAGGGCGAATCGGTCATCCCGGTCATCGACATCGCGGGTGAATTGAATCAGGCGCGTGAGGCGCTCGAACAGAAGCTCGCCACGAACGAAACGAAACTCGCGGCCGCTCAGGAACGCATCGAGCAGTTGCGGAATGAGCTCAAAGACCTGGATGAGACGATCGACAACCTCGTGCTCGACCCGGACGGGCTGGGCGCCGCGGGGGAGGTGTTGAAGGCGGAGATTGAGCGCGTCGCGGGCCTCGCGGAGACCGCGCAGGCGGCGGCGTTTGCGGCTCGGGAAACCGCTGACGCGGCGGATGCTCGGGTTACGGCGCTCGCGGGCAAGGCGGGGCGTTTGATTCGCTCGACGGAACCGCCGACGGGCTCGAATGCGGATTCGGGAAACCTGTGGCTGGACACGACGACGGGTGTGCTGCATTCGTGGACAGGCACGGAGTGGGAGCCGCTGGAAGACCCTCGGGTGGCGGATGCCCTGGACGCTGCGGAGGGCGCGAAGAACGCGGCGGCGACGGCCGCTACGCGCGCTGAGGAGGCGGCTCGGCTGGCGGAGCAGGCTGGGGAGCTCGCTTCGACCGCTACTGGCGTGGCGGAGGCGGCGCGCGCTGACGCGACGGCGGCGAACGCGGCGGCGGCGGCGGCAGAGAGCAACGCGGCGACGGCTCAGGCGGCGGCCGCGAACGCTTCCGGGAAGGCGGAGGAGGCGGCGCAGAACGCGGCGGCCGCGGCGGGTATCGCTGAGGGCAAGGCGGACGTGTTCATTCAGGACGCGGAACCGCCGAAGCCCGCGCGCCGCGGGAACACGTTGTGGATTGATACGCGTGACGGACTGAACACTCCCCGCCGCTGGGATGGGAAGCAGTGGCTTGCGGTGAACGACAAGCAGGCGCTCACGGCGGCGGCGGATGCTGCGCGCGCCCTGGAACGTGCGGATGCGGCTGTGCAGCAGGCTGTTGAGGCGCACGCCGCGGCGGGGAAGGCGGTGTCGGAGGCGCTGCGCGAGCTCAACGAGGCGGACGCGGCGGCTGGCCGCGCGTCGACGCTGGATGGCCGCTACACGGTCGCGCCGGCGAACCCGACCGCTGAGGACGGGAGGGGCAAGCCTGTTGGTGCCGTGTGGGAGGTGCGCTCGGGCGGCACATCGCTTCGCCGGTTCGTGTGGGGCCCGTCGGGGTGGCAGATGATGAAGGCCGGCCAGGATTTCATTGGCGAGCGCGCGATTGGGACGGCGCAGATCGCTGACGCGGCGATTGGGACGGCGCAGATCGCTGACCTCGCGGTGACGAACGCGAAGGTTGGTGACTTGAATGCGGGGAAGATCACCGCGGGCATCGTCAACGCTGAGCGTATCGCGGTCGGTACGTCGGAGAACTTGATCCCGAATGGTGCCGGCGAGTGGGGGCGCGCCGCGGGCTGGGCTGAGGGCATGGGGTGGAGCGCGTCGTCACCGGATGGGACTCCGGGCGCGTTCGTCTCGGCTGTGGGACAGAATCGGCTCGCGAACTCGGCGCCGTTGGAAGCGCGGTCGTGGCCGGTGGAGCCGGACACGGAGTACGCGTTCGAGTTCTGGGCTCGCGCGGATAAGGCCAACTCGGGGCTCGTGATTTCGTTCGATGGGCAGGATGGGAAGCCTGGCGTTTCGTGGCGGGAGCCGGAGAACCGGCCCTCGGAGGCGTACGCGCCGGCGCATACGCAGGCGTACGCGTACCCGGTGGTCACGAACCTGCCCACGACGTGGACGCGGTACGGCATAGTCGTGAAAACGAACCCGAATGTGCATTCGTTGCGCTTTGGGCGGTTCGAGATGAACGCGTTCAACGGAAGCGAGAAGAACACGATCCAACGGTTCGCTGGCTTGCGGTTCATGAAACGTTCCGGCGGTGAATTGATTGTTGACGGGTCGATTTCGACGCGGAAATTGATCGCCGATACGGTCTCGGCGAATAACGCGGCGTTCATTGACGCGATGATGCAGGATTTGACGGTCAAGGGAGCGGCGAACCTGAATGAGGTGACGGCGAATGCTCTTTACACGAAATTGGGGATTGTTGAAAAGCTCCAGGTGACGGATGAGCTCGTGACCGCGCGCATGATTGCTAAGGGCGCGATCAACGCGAATCATATTGAAGCGAACAGCATCGAGTCGAAGCATATTGCGGTTGACGCGATCAATGCGAAGCACAAGATTGTTGGCGCTACGATCATGACTGCCGAAGCCGGGAGCCGAACGGTAATCGACAGTAGGGGGGTGCAGGTTTACGGAGACAACGTTCAGCCGGAGGTGCAGCTGGGATTCGGCGCACCAACGGGCCTACAGCTGCGCAACCCGAACACTCGAAGGCTGGAGCCGATCAGTCGGCAAGTTCTAGGGGGGCTGGCCGCGATGCCGAACGGGCCGCGGGGCCCGATGGAGACACTACAGCTGGCGAGCGATTCGCGGGGTGATCGTAGAGACTTCCCGAATGCATCTACGCTCGTGATTCCGAATCTTCGAGTGAACCAAACGGCCACCTACACGGGGCGGCTAGGAGGGTTGTATACGAGCTCGGAAGGCAAGTTTGGGCGAATCATGTTCAAGATGTATGTCCCGAATAACTACTTTACGGTGGGGCCAGGGGGCATCGGCTCCTACCCAGCGCCTCGGAGCAGGTTCCGACTCGAAGATATAACTGAGGAGTACTCGTTTGAGCTCATGGATATTTACAATTCCAGTGCTCCGAAGAGGCGAATCTATGGACATAACATTATAGCCAGAACCGAGAACGAGGCATGGGTTAAGACTGAGCTGTTTCCAATGCCGCCGCAAAGCACATACATGTTGTACTTTACAATGCAGGTTAAGCGCGTCTCTCAACACACTCCCCTCGCGTGGGATGTCCGACCGTGGGGCATGACGGTCGTCTTGGAGAATCTTTGAGCTAGGATTAGAGCATCACGGAGGTGCGGCATGTACGTAGATCGTTGGGCTTACCCGAATGGGGATCCCCGGAATTGGATGGGTGCCTACGAGAACGCTGACGGCTCGCTCATGTGTGTGCGTCCTGAGTTCGCGGGCGCGCTGACCGCGATGAATGAGGAGTTCCGGGAGCGGTTCGGGCACAGCCTGTACGTGAACGAGGGCGGCCGCTCGATCGAGACCCAATGGCACTATTGGGATTTGTACGTCAACGGGAACGGGAACCTCGCCGGCTACCCGGGCACGTCAACGCACGGGTACGGGCTCGCGGTGGACATGAACTGGCCCATATCCTCCAAGTTCACGGAGGAGCACGCGTGGCTTCGCGAGAACGCGCACCGGTTCGGCATCTACTGGCAGGGCTTCGAGGAGGGCTGGGTTCAGGAGGAACCGTGGCATTGGGCTTTCGATGGCCGGAATGTCTCGGAGGAGCAGGGCGCGATTTGGGCTGATACTGGTCGGGAGATTCTGATAGGAGGAATCATGGCTAAGGCGACGGAGAGCGAGAAGGCCGAGATCATGGCCGCGGTTCGGTTGACGAATCAGCGGTTGCTGGACATTCAGAAGGGTGTCGATGAGATCAATTTCGCGATCACGCACCCGAAGAATGGCGTGTACCGGAAGGTGACGGAAGTGCGGGACGCGCTGCCCGAGTTCCGCGCGTTCAAGGACAAGACGCTTTGGGCGCTCGCTGACCCGAAGCTTGGACTGCGTGAGCTCGTCGGCCAGTTGGTGCGGGCGCTGGGTCGGACTTCGAAATGACCCGCGCGAAGGCCCTGAACCTGACCCTGTTCGGGCTGATCGCGGTCACGACGGGGGCGCGGTTCGTGCTCGGCGTTTCCCCATCGGGGGATGTTCTCGATGACTGGTTCATCCCTGACGTGTCGATCCCCGATATTGGGGGTCTCTCGTGGGGTGTTGTCGGGGTGTTCGCGACGATTGTTGGTGTGATGGGGCTGATTGGTCAGGTTTGGCCGGAGCTCGGGGTTGCGGTCGCTGATTTGGAGGTGCCGGCGTTTTTCGCGCTCTTGGCTCCCCCGATCATGACGGCCGTGCTCGTGGCGGGGTCGCTCCTGACGGGTTCTAACCCGAACGTGCTCACGCTCGCCGCGCGCGATGCCCTGTTCGCGGCGGTCATCTACACGGAAATGGTGCGGAGGGAGCCGATTGCGGATGTTGACTGATTCTGTGGTCGCGTCGATCGTCACCGCTGTCGGCACTGCGCTGGTGGCGCTGATTGGGTTCTACGGCGCGAAGGCATCGGCCCGCTCGACGGAGAAAACGTCGGAGCAGCAGCGCATCTCGGATGATCGCGCGAAGGCGACGGATGAGTGGCGCCAGCTCCATGCTCAGGTGACGTCTGAGCTTGCCCGGTTGCAGGCGGAGGTGGAGGCGTTGCGCCGGGAGGTGCGGGAGGCGCGTGAGGCGCTGCGTTCGTCGGACGAGCGTATCGAGTCGCTGGTTCGTGAACGGGATGCTGCGGTGGATGCGGTGGTGTTGTTCCAGCAGTGGGATGGTGATCCGCCGAAGCCGGAGGTGACGACCGCGGTCATCAAACTGTTGGAGGCCCGTATTGGGAAGGGGAAGTAATGGGTGAACGTTCGGATGCGGTGCAGGCGCGCCGCGAGGCGGCTATTGGCGCTGGGGGTGCTCCGTCGTCGCAGGTGGAGTACCCGTGGCGTTCGGCGATCCGTACTGGCGTTTGGGTGCTGGTCGCGTTCGCGCCGATTTGGCCGCTCATGCAGCCGGCTTTCGAGGAGGCGGTGCATGGTTTGAACTTGCCGGGCCCGGTGGCGGCGTGGTGTTTCGCCGCGATGGGTACGGTGTCGGTGATTTCGACCTTGGTGACGCGGCTCGCGGCGTTGCCGGAGGTGGATGGGTTCGTGCGGCGGTTTTTGCCGTGGCTGGCTCCGTCACCTGGTGAGTAGCGGCGAGTACTCGGAGCGTCCCCTGCCGTTGGTGGGGGATGTTTCGTTTCTGCGACACGCCGGGGGCTTGCGGTGCAGGCGGCGTGGCCGTACTGTTTCGGTTATGGAACACGACGGGACGGCTACGCGGCTCGCGGCGCGAATCTACTCGCTGATGCGGGAGTTCGATCTTGACGCTGGGCGCGTGCAGGAGATGACTGGCATTTCCCGCACGTCGTGGTGGCGGAAGATGCGCGGCGACGCGGAGTGGACGTTGACGGATTTGACGCGCGTTGCGGATGTGTTCTTCATGACCGTCAGTGAATTGCTTGATGTTCACTGATTACTGAGAGAGGAAAGGCTGAGAATGTCTGATTTCAAGTACGAGAAGATCGGCTGGGAGGACTTGCCGAACGTCCCGCAGGAGCGAATCGAGAACGGCGATTTGGTTCTGTGGGACGGCAACCGGGCGATCCCCGTTAGTGACGTTAGCCTAGGCAGCAGCGCGGCGTCCCATGTCGTCCGGATGCACGAACGAGAAAACCCTGGATTGTGGATAGGTAGGTATCCCGCGACTCGTTGGGGGTTCGAGCTCGCGTTGAAAGCGCCGAGTCATCCGAACGGGCAGCCGCCTGAGACGAACGGATCGGTGGTGATCGACGGCGACGGCGAACTGTGGGTGCTCCGCTATGTCCATACGTTCGGCGACTCGCGGTGGGTGAATACTCGCAACGCAAACCGCAAGGCAAATGCCATCGTGATGCAGAAGGCATTCGATGAAGGCATCGCCCGGACTCTCCATGCCCTTTCTGAGCAAGCACCCGACCGGTTGCCGCTTACGACCCCGCTTTCCAGCGAGGAGGAGGCCGAGTAATGACTGAATGCACCGTGGATGCACTGAGTTGGTCGGTGTTCGAGGCCCTGCCGCATTCGCTCATCCAGGAGCGGCGGGTTGCTTTGAGGTCCTCGGAGGGCGTTGTGCTCTACGTGACGGGGCGCAGGAAGTCGTTATCGTCCGCGGAGGATGGGCTGTGCGCGGTGGTGGGTGGATCGCTCATTTCCCGCGCTACCGCAAAAGCGCTCGGGCTTACGCTGGAGAGGCATATTCCTGTAGGCCCGAATGGGAGCGCCCCAACGAGTGATGGCTCAGTCATGGTGGACAACGGTGCCGACCCTTGGATACTCGTTGAGGGCATGTGGTGGCGTTACGATTGGACACGGAACATGACTCTCCAGGCGGCGCAGGGAAAGCTGGACAGCGGCGATATGCGAGTGCTGCATCGGAAGGACAACGTGGATGGGTGACGGCGCAGACTAGGACGCCGATGTCGCGATGGCCCCGCCTTGCAGAAGCACAAGTGCGGGGCTTTCGCTTTCCGGGATGTCGGTGGTGGTGGGGTAGTGTCGGGGAGAGGCCGATGAGGGCTGTTCGTCCCGCTATGGAGGAGAAGGATGACCAATACGGATTTGCAGGCTGTGCGCGCTCGCGCGCTCGCGTCGAGTCTCGATAGGGCGGAATGGTTGCGTGCTCGGATGGGGGGTGTGACCGCTACCGAGGTGCGCGACATCGTGAACCGGGGCGAGACGTTCCGCCGCGACTTGATCGCCCAGAAGACGGGCGTGAAGCCCAGCGTCCCGTTTTCGAACCGCTACGTCGAGTGGGGCAAGGAACGCGAACAGGTGCTCATCGAGGAGGCTGCCGGGTTCGGCGTGGAGCCGGAGGAGCACGTTTTCCATGCCGAGGGCAATGAGCGATTCCTCGCGTCCCCTGACGGGCTCGGAGTGGACATTGACGGGCGCATCCTGGTCGCTGAGGTGAAGACTAGCCAGCACGACCTTTCGGTTGGGTCGCCCGAGTACGTGCGCACCGGCTACGAGGATCAGATGCAGTGGCAGATGTTCGTGACGGGCGCGGAGGGGTGCGTCTACATTTGGGAGCAGCACGACAACGATTGGGTGCTCGGGAAGGACGGTGTAGAGCGTCCCGACCCGGTCGATATGGGGGTCGAGTTCGTGGCTCGGGATGAGGAACGCATCGCTGTTCTTGTGACGGCCGCTGAGGAGTTCCTTACCGACTTGGATGCGGGCGCGGAGGAGGCCGACGCTGACCCCGTGATCGCGGACACGCTACTCCGGCTCATGGTGGCTCGGCGTGACGCGAAGGCGGAGGTTGAGCGCATCGAGGAGGAACTTCGCGGGTTCCTGGAGCTCCACAAGATCGCGTCGTCGGAGGTCGCGGGCTGGAAGGTGTCGTATGGGACGCCGAAGCCGCGGCGTTCGTTTGATGCGTCCGCGTTCAAAGCGGATCACGCGGACTTGCATGCTCAGTACATGCGCGAGTCCGCGCCTGGTAAGCCGACGTTGCGTGTTACGGCGCCGAAGAATGAGGGAGACGAGTGATGGTTCAGCGTGAGGTTACGTGGACTGAGGTTCGCTCACATGACTCGATGCAGGTGCTCGTGGATGAGGAGTGCCCGATCGCGATGTTCGCGCGCATTAATGGGGCGTACTACGAGGTGACGAATGGCTAGGCAGAAGCACGCGTCCCTATTCGACGCGATAGCAGCTGTCCAGGCGGAACGCCCGGTCGTGCGTAAGGACGGCTCGAACGATTACGTTGGCTCCCGTTACGCGACGCTTGAAGCGGTTTCCGAGGCGGTGTTCCCGATCCTCGCGAAGCATGGGCTCGTTTGGGTGACGATGCCTGTGGCCGCGGGGGATGGGATGGCGTTGACCTACCGGCTGTGGCACGAGTCGGGGGAATCGCTGGAGGGCTCGTATCCGATTCAGGGTGGCCAGCCTCAGCAGGTGGGCTCGGCGATCACGTACGCGCGCCGGTATGCGCTGTGCGCGGTGCTTGGCATCACGCCCACGGGCGATGATGATGACGCGAACGCCGCGCGGGCCGTGACTGAGCCTCCCGAAGCAGGGGAGAAGAAGCCGAAGCGGGCCGGGAAGACGTGGCAGGCGCGTATTGACGCGTGCGCCGACGTTGACGCACTCCGCGGCGTGTGGGAGTCCGCGAACCGTGCGGGGCTCCTGTACGCCGAGCTCCCGTCGGGTGAGGTGATGCGGGACGTTCTCGCGGCGCGCTCGGCGGTGCTGCGCAGTGACGCGAAGGAGGGCTCGGGTGAGTGAAGTCCTGAACCCTGTTGACGCGGAAACGGCGATCAGGAATCTCGGGAATCGGCTCTCGGAGTGCGTGAAGATCGTGACGCAGACGGAAGCCGTGTACGTGGAGAAGAAACGGGTCTTCGACATCGCGGAGGCGAAGGCGACCCTCGCGGCGGATGGCTCGAATGCTCAGGAGCGCGCCGCGGTTGTGACGCTCGCTGTCGAGAATGAGCGGCTGGAGCTCGATGTTGCGTTCCTCGCGTTCCGGGACGCGGAGCGGCGTATGCGCGCGATCAGGGAGCAGTTGTCGGCGGCGCAGTCGTTGTCGCGGTCGGTGCTCACCATGTACGGGGCAGCGTCGTGACTCGGTTCTCGTTCATCTACACGGATGATCGCCCGCATTGGCGGGACGTTGACGTTGCGGCTCAGCATTTGCATGATGTTGGGGATGCGCTTGGTGAGCTCGCGCAGTTCTTACCGGATGAGCACCGGCCGCTCGTGTCTATCGCGCAAGAGCATGTTCAGGCGACTCGGCGGTTGCTGGATGTGACCGCTGGGCGGATGCGGAGGGAGGTGGCGGATGCCGAGGTCGAGGAAGTCGGCTAAAGCCGCGGGCACGCGGTTCGAGTCGCTGATTGTCGGGTATCTGGCGCGGGTTCTGGGCGATGACCGGATCGAGCGGCGCGCCCGGAATGGGGCGAAGGATCGCGGCGACATTGCCGGCGTGCGGTCAACGCTCGGGGATCGTGTGGTGATTGAGTGCAAGGACTACGGTGGCCGTATCCTCGCCGGCGAGTGGGCGCGTGAGGCGCGTGTCGAGGCGGGGAATGACGATGCCCGTATCGCTGTCGTGGTCGCGAAACGCGCTCGCACGACTGACCCGGGTGAGCAGTGGGCGCTCATGACGGTCGCTGATTTGGCGGCGTTGTTGGGGGCTCAGGATGGCTAGAGGCCCGTCGAAGAAGGTGCGGGAGAAGGTCATCTACCGGGATCGGGAGTCGTGCCGCCGCTGCGGGCGTTGGGCGGATGGTGGGAGCATCCATCATCGGCGCCCTCGCGGCATGGGTGGCACGTCCGATCCGGTCGTGAATCTGCCGGCGAATCTCGTGCTCTTGTGCGGGTCGGGTACGACGGGTTGTCACGGCTGGGTGGAAGCGAACCGGGTTCAGGCGCGTGAGGATGGATGGCTCGTGCCGATGGGGGTTGACCCCGCCGACGTGCCTGTGCGGTGCGCCGACGGGGTGCTGTTCCTCACGAATGAGGGTCTGGTTCAGCCGTACACGGATGTTCCGTTTTGATCTGCTGGAAGTCGGTGAGGAGCGTCCGAATCGCGCGCCGATGGGTGTTCATTCGGTTGGCGAGGTAGTCGAGCGCGGCGCGTCCAAGGGGTTCGCGTAGGCGATGGACGTCCTGCTGTGTTGGGTTCATTCATTGTTCTCCTTCCAGGTGGCGATGCGGGCTTCGCACATTGCGGTGAATGCGAGCAGTTCGGGGCGGCGTAGTTCGATGGTTTTGGGGTCTGCTTCGACCCACGTGTCGGATTCGATCATGGCCCGGAACTCGGGTACGGTGCCTTCCCAGCATCCGACCCGCAGGTAGTGACCGTCGCGGATGCGAGCTAGGGTCGCATCGAACAGGTTGGACGCGAGCACGCGCATAGTGAGGACGTGGGAGCGTTCGTGCACCCGAGCGTTGCCGGACACCTGAGCGTCGCCGGACACCTGAGCGTCGCCGGACACCCGAGCGTCGCCGTACACCCGAGCGTCGCCGTACACCCGAGCGTTGCCGGACACCTGAGCGTTGCCGTACACCTGAGCGTTGCCGGACACCCGAGCGTTGCCGGACACCTGAGCGTTGCCGGACACCTGAGCGTCGCCGGACACCCGAGCGTTGCCGTACACCTGAGCGTCGCCGGACACCTGAGCGTCGCCGGACACCTGAGCGTTGCCGTACACCTGAGCGTTGCCGGACACCTGAGCGTCGCCGGACACCTGAGCGTTGCCGGACACCTGAGCGTTGCCGGACACCTGAGCGTCGCCGGACACCTGAGCGTCGCCGGACACCCGAGCGTTGCCGTACACCCGAGCGTTGCCGTACACCTGAGCGTTGCCGTACACCTGAGCGTTGCCGTACACCCGAGCGTTGCCGTACACCTGAGCGTTGCCGTACACCTGAGCGTTGCCGTACACCTGAGCGTTGCCGTACACCCGAGCGTCGCCGGACACCTGAGCGTCGCCGGACACCTGAGCGTCGCCGGACACCCGAGCGTCG